TTACTTTACCGTTGATAACAATAAAAGAACGCCAACGATTTTTTCGATTAGGTCCATCATAACGCTTCTCCTCTACTACACCATAATAATCATTTTTTTGGAAGTGTCTACTTCTTTTTTTAATCATCATATCGTTAATATTATCTTGTCTTGTACCTGTAAATAAATGTTTAGGATTTACACATGATGGATTATCGCATGTGCTTAGAAACTTCCATTGCATCAGAAGTATAGTTGGGAATTTGCTTATTTCTGAATTCCATTGTGTTTAATCCTTGATTTGTGTATATTTGTGCTTCCCTATCAAACTTTTATCCTTCAGATCTCAATGCGATCGACCCAGAAAGTGAACAACGTCTGATAATGTAGCTTATGTTACTTTAAAGTTTTCATTGTCATTGACTTATATTCATAAACACCTATCGCAAAGAGTTTTGACCCATGCTTGCTTTCGAAGCTTTCCTTCTTCTCCGCATTCTTCGCATGTTTCTCGGCTAATCTCTTGAGTCTTTTTTATTTCTTCCGTCATTTCATCTGTTTCTGAGTCCATATAGAAACGTAAAGCACCAAATTTTTCTTTAATTTGAGATGCTGCTGGCGTGAAATCCCCTTTACCATACTCCCTTACTTGATTCTCTATCAATATCTCAAGTTTTCTACTAAGAGTATTAATGATCTCAAACCATCCATCTGAGCATTCAAAATATTTTACGCGTCTATATAGCAAAGGATATGATTTTGTGAGGTAATCTGTATGTTGTTTGTTCATAATCTTCTCGTTGGCTGAAACCTGTTTTGAAGGTAATCGTTATCCCTGTCATCTTTATATGGCCTATATGTTGGCACTTTGTGCGTATAAACTGCATAACGCAGAGCATCTATAGCGTGATCATCTCTCTTTAACGGCTCATCATAGCCTTGCTCCGCTGCCTTAGGGTCCCAGACATAACCCTCAATCTCACGGATTAAGTTAGGACAACAATCTTTTACAAACAAATTACCATCAGCCATCTCACTTGTCATCTTCTTAATTCCTTCCTCAACATCATTGTCAGCGTCAACACATCTTACTCCAACGCGAGCTAAATCAAGCTTCATTGCCGCCGCACTTGGATCAATGTAAAGCTGCTTTACACCATAAGGCTCTAAAAATTCAGCGAGATCTCTAGCTTGCTCACTAACAGTCTTTTGTCTTCCACTATCTTTGTCTTTAGGGTTCCAATAATACTCACTCTCTACCCAGCAACATTTGCCCATCTGTGTAGCTCGCCCCGTGCTAACACCAATGACAACACATGCAGTCGGATTACTTTGGCCCACGTCAAGGCCAGCAACATAATATTCCGCAGCTCGCGGTGGCTTCTTAACCACGTGTATTTGTGTGTCGAAAAAATCGAAAATCGCTCCGTCAGCGAGGCACCAAAGGCCAAGGTAATTTCGTTTGTAAAATAAACCCGACAATGAATTACGGATACGATTCTTATAGTCCTCATCCAAATACGGGTTATCATCAAGTGTATAGTGTTGTGAGTAGTAATTAGGGTCACCTGCTTCTGCACGATCTATCCATTCCTTTAGTTTATGTTTAGGATGCGCTGGGTTCATGCTTGCAAACCCCATGCTATGCGGATTGCTGAGCCTCGTATCTATCATATCTATTATAGACTCAGGATATAGAGTCATCTCATCACAGTAAACTAAAGACATTGTTTTACCCTGAAATTGGCCAATCGCACCTTCATCTTTCGCGCCAAGCGTCTGGATAGTCTTATCTCGAAACTTCAGCACTCTCTTTCCTGCCATCCATGTACAAAATGGCCTAAAGATTGCAAACAATTCACTCTCTAATAGCAACCTGATAGCATTCTGATAAATAGTATCTGAAGTATGGCCCACCATCCATATTTGACTATCAGGGCACTTCCAGCAGGCTTCCATAAATCTAAACAAGGTACCTACTGTCTTGCCCGTTCTCACACTACCATGCGTTATATTCCAATGCTTTGTGCTATTTAAGATAAATTCTAGTTGCTTAGGACTCAACGGATGTGTCATATATAGCCTTCATTAAACAGTTGATTATGAGTATATAATGAAATATTTCTTTGACTGCAAGAATCTTGAAGAAGCTAAACTTAAGTATCGAAAGCTTGCTATGGAGTTACACCCTGATAAAGGTGGATCTAATGCCCAAATGTCTGAGTTAACAAAGCAATATGATGACTTTGTTGCAGAAACAGACTATGTTAATCCATTTGAAGAATCGCTTAACCAAGCATTTGAAGAAGCAAAGCGAAAAGAACAGTATTACACAGGATTTGCCTATAGAGCAAAAGGAGGCTATCAATACCGCCCAGCTGGTGATATGAATAATACTTACTTTTATCCTGATGAATTGCAGAAAGTTAGGCAGGAATTGAATGAAGCGGAAGTAGATGCGGATAGGTGGCAAAGGCGCTATAATGATTCAGTTATTACAAGGTCGGATTTAGAAAGACAAATCGCAGAGCTAAAAAAAAACTCCGCAGCTATTCAAGAATGGTATCAAAGAGAAAATTGGATGCTAACGCAAGAAAATCTAAAGCTAAAAAAGCCAAATCTATGGCAGTCGATAAAAACGGCCTTCGCAGGCTTAAGAGGATTTAATAATGGATGATGAAGCCCAGATAAGAATATTTGATCTAGATGACGGTGAAGGGTTTTGCATTCAGGAAATGAATTATAATCAAGAAATTGTTAAAGAAATTTGCATTGATAGGGATGATGCTATCCAAATGGCTGTAATGATTTTAAATCTATTTGTATTGGAGGATTAATGAATGATGAACTACTACCCATTAATGATGGGCCAACACGTAAAGAAATGTTAAATATCTTAGAAGAAATGGTTAAGACATATTCTAACTTACCACCTCAAGCGCAATATCAGCCTGTGACTCACTCGGATTTTACATCTTTGTTGATGTTGATCTTGTCTTTATTTAATGCTGATCGTGATTCCGCTAGCTGATCTAGAAATGATTGCATACCTTTCATTGTTTCGGGTGCAATGCTAATTTCGGCAGGCGTATCTCTTTGCTCAAGGCGGTTCTTGCCGAGCCATACCATCATTGTATTATCCCCTTTTACAGCCTTTCTATATTGTGCAGCTCTTAATATAGAATCCCCTTTTTGTTTCTTTTCAGTTGAATATGCCGAAAATGTTGTTCCTTTGTCAGTTTGACAACGATTATAAAGTGTATCAGTACTAATAGCTAAACAAGCGGCAATTTCTGTAGTTAAACAGCCGCAAATGAGAAGTTCGTCTACCTTAGCCCAGTCGATAGGCTTAGGGGGTACACCTGTTGGGCGTTTAACTTCTTTTGGTTTTCTAGGCATTTAAAATTCATGTCCGCATTTAGGGCATTCTTTAGTCTTTTTCTTTTTATTCTGTTTATCTTCGCCTGTATTGTCAAGTTCAAAGTTTAATTGTAGGTCATTTTCTGTTAGCCCTGCCATGAGTAGGATTTCGATATCGAACTCATTGCCTAGGATGTCCCAGTCATGTACGCCATAATGGGCGTTATCTTTTATGATGCGTTGCTTAATGATTTCGGGAGATAGATTGTGATCTATGATGCATGGTATTTGTTTCCATCCGAGCTTCTTTGCGGCTTTAACGCGTTGATTACCAGCGTATACATGTAATATTCCGTCTATTCTGTTGACTAATACAGGCCGCTTTTCTAAGAAATCGGGATCATCTTTGAGAGAGATAAGAAGCTTTTCGAACTGTTGTTTGTCTATTTTTCTGGGGTTATTTTTGTCTAAAATAAGGGTCGAGATATCAACGTGAGCGACGAAACACTTTTCTATTTTGTTAGAGTTATCTTTATCTTGTTGCATATATACATCACATGTGTTATATTAGTATCATCAAAGCAAGTACGCGATTAACGCCGACATCTTAGAGAACGGTAGCTAAAGCAGGAACGTTAGATAAACTTTAACCAAATGATTAAAAGGAGTCAATAAGATGAGAACACAAGATATAACAACAAGTTGCTTGAGTGATTTTGGATCAAGAGAGAGATGGATGCTAGTGGAGCTATTAACGGCGTGGGATAGGCAACGGTTGCCCGATGATTTTTATGAAGATGAAGTTATACCTATGATGAATCGGAATAGTGGGTGTGTATTTCTCACTAATTCGGACTATCAGGTGGCAATGATGAATGGTGACAAGCTTGAGATTTGGCATAATTGTTCGAATTGTGGACATGAGGGTTTTGCAGAGGATTGCCGATTGAATGATGATGGGTGTCAAGAGTGTAATCCAATGGAGGGCGAATAATGGATAACGAAGATTGTGTGCATGAGGAATTAAGACAAAGCCTTTTTGATTTAGTAGAGGAATACCGAGAGCAAATGAATCCGGCAGTGTTTATAGCATTATTGATGAATTTCACTGTTGAAATAGCATTTAAATGCGCGCCTGATAAAAAAGAAGCTATTAAAATACTAAAAGATATGCTGAAGCAATCCATAAAATATAATCCTGAGAATGATGATGGTTGAGCTTAGGGATTACCAGTTAGAATGTGTAGACACAATATATAAGCATTTCAAGAAGGATAATAAGCAGCTTATCCAAATTCCAACGGGAGGGGGTAAGACATGGATTTTCCTGGAGTATTTAAGGCGTTATAGTCGCAAAGCTGTGATTGTTTGCCCTAGCAAGGAATTGGCGGAACAGATTGGTTATTGGGCAAATCGTTTTTTGGGCGATAGAAGGGTTTATACTAAGAAGCGAAACCGTCTAAACAAAGCGGATGCATACATCATTACCGCAGCAAGCTTCAACTATGAAAAAAGCTTAACACTTTTAGAGGATCTTGATTTTGATACATTGGTAATAGACGAGGCGCACCATGCGCAAGCGGATACTTATTTAAATTTACTGGATCGTATAAAGGATAAGAAGTTTAATTTATTGGGCTTAACTGCTACGCCAGAAAGATTAGACCAAAAAAGCTTGCTTGATGTTTTTGGGACGATGACTTTTAAACGAAATATTATTGAAATGATTAAGGAGGGGTATTTATGCGAACTTGAAGGAACACGGATAAAGACAAACATTAAGTTGTCATCAAATTGGATTCGATACGGGGATTATATTCCTAGTGCTTTATCTGCTTTAGATATCGATTCTAGGAACAATATTATCATGAAGACATTTTTTGATAATTGTGTTGGTAAAAAGACATTAGTTTTTTGCTTAAATGTTACTCATGCTGAGCGTATTGCAGAGCTTTTAAGGCAAGAAGGGATAAAAGCGGAGTGTATACATGCAAAGATGAATTTCCCTTTAAGAAAGGCGATTTTAGAGCGTTTTAAGCGAGGTGAAACGCAGGTAGTAACAAACGTGCAAGTGTTAACAGAGGGTTTTGATGAACCTTCAATAGAGGCGCTGCTTATTACAAGACCAACCTTAAGCAAGTCATTGTATTGTCAAATGATAGGGCGTGGATTAAGGTTATACCCAGGTAAGGATAAATGTAGTGTTTATGACATTACAGATAATGCGCATAAAATATGCACGTTTAATGTTGTTGCTGGCTATGAACTTGAGAATATGTTTGAGTCCCAGCCACGTACAAAAATAACTGAGTTGCAAGAGCCTGAGATAAAGCTAAGTGTCACTGATTTTACAATTGAAAAGGAGAAATTACAATTTTTCAATATTGAAAATCATGTTAACGATGACGGGATAAATATATTTAAAAGTCCCTTTAATAAAATGTCCCAAAGTGAATGTCAATTAATAAAAATATCCCGACCTGAATTAACAAGGTTAGAGGCAATGTTTTTGATTTGGAAAGAAAAGTTAAAGGTGAAATATGGCTTCAATAAGTGAAAGAGACGGAAGTTTCCGGGTACAGATTAGGAAGAAAGGTGTTGAGTTAACACAAACTTTTTCGAAGATTGAAGATGCTGAATTATGGGCTAAGTGGAAAGAAGACATTATTGATCAAATGGAAGCGTTTAAGCCACCAATGGAAGAAATGGTAACATTTGAAGATGCAATCGATTTAAAGATTAAAAAATTACAAGAGGAAAAGCGAGACCACAGAACTATTGGTGCTGTAGTGGTTTTAAAGTCTGTCTTTCAAGAGA